ACGATTTGTTGAGTAATTACATAGGTCACATTTATGCCTTTTTCGTGCGTCGTTTTCCATCCTTATTATATATAATCAAGAATTTATCTTTAAATATTTAAAATCACACCACTTTTTTTGAAAACGACGCGCGACGCATCGGCGTCATTTTTTTAGTTAAATACTTTTAGATTTTTTGTGAATTTTTATTTTTTGCTATTTTACTTGACTAAAATAATATCATAATGGTAATATATGAAATGTATGAAATAGTAAATAAATAATGAAAAAAGGGCTTTCTTAACTTTTAATATTATATTAAAAATTAATATACTAAATAAAAATAAAATTATGTACTCACGTTACTCATTTTTAAGCCATTATCATTCTATCAGATAATTTAAAAGATTTATGGTTATCTTTTAGAGCACATAATGGTACATTAGCTATTGGTAAATCACCTTTATTGGGTTTTAAAGAATAATTATATATTTGATTATAGTCAAGGTTTGGATTAGTATTCTCAGCTAAATCTGTTGTATATATTTTTTCTAATTCGGGTGTAAAAGCACGTTGTTCTGGTGTTTTTATAGTATCCTGTGTAATTATTTCCTTATTGAAATTTGCATTATCAATTTCTTTATTAGAGCTATACATATTAAAAGTATTTTTATTAATTACATCTAAATTATTTTTATTAGGCATTGGTGGGATATCTTCTTGATATAAATTTACCAATTTAGGAGGACATCTTACTTTTACATCACTGTGATCTATCTTTGGTGGTACAGATACTGGTTTGGGTTTTACAGGTTTTTCTTTTTCTTGTACTGTATTTTTAGACATATTAAAAAATAGTAAAAATACAAAAACTAGCAAAAATGCAATACATATGATTTCTATATAATAGATTTCGTTATCTCTCATATTACTATATTAAAATAATATTTTAATCGTCATCTTCAATGAATTTAAGTTTCTTTTTTGTATCTCCTGTATTACTGGAATTATCATTATCATCTAAATAAGTATTATTAAATTGTATTAATTCATTATCTTGATAGTAAGAAATATTATACTTATTTGTATTATAAAATTTAGTACGTGTATAACCTTTTCTTTTGAATACGGAGAACTCATCTAGAATATCAATACATAGTGGAATATATTTTCTATCTTCTGGACGTTCTCTGAGAATACGACCAATAGATTGTTGGATATCTGAAATAGGTGAAGCAAATATTACTGTATTTAGTGAAGGTACATTGAATCCCTCGGAAGCCAATTGATAAGTTGCTAGAATAATTTGTTTTTCTGCTGATATATTTAAATCATCTTGTTTCATTCCACCTACATAATACCCATAATCCTTATTGAGAATATTCTTTTCTATAATCAGCGTTTCAATATCTTTCAGTAAATTTCTACGTTCACTCAATATCAATATACGTCTTTCAGGATCCTTTTTTATAATACTTTCTAGTACACTAATAATATAGTTTGTACGTGGTTTGAATGCACATATATTATTAATCATGGCAGCTATATTTTCTTTACCATTCCACATTTGCTTTACAGCCGAGTATTCAATATTGGGTTCATAATACTTATGTATTTGCACTTCAACTTCTGTAAACTCTTTTTTCTTCATTGTGTATACCGAACCACCAATGTAGTATTCAAATACCTTGCGCATACCATCTTTACGATTAAGAGTAGCAGAAAGACCTAATATAATAGGTGTATGTAGTTTTTTGAATGCACGACAAAATACTTGTGCGCCCGTATGATGAACTTCGTCAATAATAATAAATCCAATGTCATTAAATATATTAATATCATAATCTCTCATAGATAATGATTGAAGTGAAGCAATAATAAAATCCTTATTAACAACATCTACTTTGTTTTGCTTAATAATGCCAATATTTGCATTTGGTGAAAAAGTCTTTACTGTATCAATAAACTGTTGATTGAGAAAGTCTTTGTGACTAATAAACATTGTTTTCTTTTTAAGTTGACATGCTATATAGAGTCCCATGATAGTTTTACCAAATCCACATGGGACGGAAATGATACCACCCATTTTAAGAGGATTTCTTGCTGCTTCCAAAAATTTATTAACAGGTTCAAGTTGATATTCTCTTAATTTACCATTAAACTCAACATTTATATCCTCACCGCCTGTAATTTTAGATACTTTGGGTAATCCATAATTACATAATCCGTAATATCTTGGAATATATATTCTATTTTCGGTTTCTCTATATAAAATAAATGTGTTGTCAGCATCTTTTTTTGCTGTTAATTCAAAATTAACTCTTGGCTTCATAGTGAGTTCCTCTTTTATTTTAACTAATTCACCATCTTTCAAAGATGTTTTTGAGAGACTATATCCGTTAATAGATAACATTGTTTAACAAATATACATAAATATAATAATATCATTTTTTTATATGAATTATAATAGAATACGGTGAAAAATAATAATGATTGTTAATTCATTAAGAATATTAGCTATTGTAATATTATTCGCAGTAATGCTAGTTCATGATATCCCTTTTAAAAAAATGTATAAAGATGCATTTATGCAATTTTACTTAGCAGTATTATGTATATTGATTTTAATGGCAGTTGATAATATAACAGGATTTATAATAACACTTGCTCTTTTAATTGTATATTTTAGGATTTATAATGATGAAATAAAGGAAAAAAACAAGATAAAACTTGAAGAAATGCAAAAAGAAGCGGCGAAAGAAGCGGCGAAAGAAGCAAAAAAAAAGTGCGATAAAAAAGATGATAAATGTAAATTAGAGAATCCTGAAAAAACTAGTATAGTTTTAAAAGAAATAAATAATATAGACGATGAAGGTTTTAAACCATATATAACTGAACAAGATCTTTTTGCAGCACAAAATAATGTAATAGATGAAGCAAATTATAATAATGAAATAGGAGATTTAACAGTTGAACATAAAGATGCAAGACCATTATATAAATCACAAGGATTAAATGATGGTGATTTACATGTTGGAGGATATGATAATTATGATATTTATTATGGAAGCTTAAATTTTGAACCATTACATAATTAAAATTATCTCTTGAATTATTAGATAATTATAATGGCAAATGAAAAATTTGTATCGCAAAATCAAAATGAAGAAGTTGTGAAAGAAACATTTACCTTATTTGGATATTCTGTATTGAGTGTATTTGTAGTAATAGCATTACTATGGGGATATAATACCAGTGATAATATGTACTTATTTATAATCATCTACTCGTTAATTATTATACTTTATACAGTGATCATAATATCATTAGTTGTTATGAATAAAAAAAATTATGATTTGATATCATATACTATATTATTTGGCACAACAATATTCACCATATTTTTAACATTTTTTATAGGTATATTTTTTGTTTATAAATATTTTAGTAGTGTATCTCTTAAAAAAAGCAGCGACCAAATAATTAACTATTCTTATAAATATTAAATGTAATTAAATAGAGATAAAACATATAATATTATAAATAATGAAAGTGCTTTAATAAGAATATCATATGAGTTTAAATTTTCATGTAAATATTCTGGCATTTTCTCATATACGGTTGTCATCATACCAGTATTATGTATTAGTAATACTATAATAACAATCATTAAATTCTTTTTAACTAATTCCATATCAATGTTTGTTATTGAATCGTTTTTGTTATTTTGAAATGGAGGATATCTATCAGATACATTATATTCTGGTCTTCTATTTATTGGAGGAGGTGGTGGATAATTATCATTAGGTGGATATTCTACAACTTCATCTTCGTAATCAGGGATCATACTACTAGTTGCATTTTTATTTTTAGAAATATATTCGTCGCGGAACTCATTCAACACATCTTGAACAACAGGGTCATTAATATCGTTGTTATCAGTTTGTTTTGTATTACCATTTAAAGTTGATGTAGGTGTTGACATTTATCTCTAATGATATATTATATTAAGAAAAGTAATATTATAACGCAATTTATAAAGTTATCGCATTATCCGTACATTCTACTTTATTTTTATTAAGTATATAGCATTTATTATTATATTTAAAAACTGTATCAACTATTTTAACAGGCATATAAAATAAAAATAATGCAATAGATAAACCAAATATTGCACTTACTACGGTTTGTCCCGTAGTATCATAAAATAATCTTTCAACTATATAATTCAATTTAGATTTTTGCATATTGACTAATAGTATTAATTATTTTAAATAAATGGAATTGGGTAATCTACATTATCAAAGCAATTCACATTGATTACATCAAATTTATAACAATTATTATATTCATCTATAAATACATTTTTACTGATATCATCAAATGTTATATGTTTTCTATCTTTTGTAATAATATATACATAAAAGATACCAAGTATAAATGCTATGAAAAAACTATACCAATTTATATTGAATATTCTCATTATTGTCTATTAATATTCTTTATATTTATTTCTTTATACATCTACCAGTATCAGGGTTACATTTCTTACCTTTTTTTTCACATTCAGCTTTTTTAGCAGGAGTACATTTGTCTACATTTGTTTCTGGTTTATCTTCTTCTTTGGCAACAGGTTTATCTTCTACCTTAGCAGCAGGTTTGTCTTCTTCTTTGGCAACAGGTTTGTCTGCTTTCACACATCTACCAGATTCTGGGTTACATTTCTTCCCTTTTTTCTCACATTCTGCTTTTTTAGCAGGTGTGCATTTATCTAACTGTTCAACAACAGGCTTTTCTTCCTTAACAATAGGCTTATCCTCTTTTACAACAACAGGTTTATCTTCAGCAATTTTAACATCTAAATAAGAATATAGTGTTAAATTATCATATTTAGGTGGCTTTAATTTTAAATAATTATGTAATGCTGTTTTTGTTTTATCATTTTTAAATGTTTCCATTAATTCTGCTTTTTCACGCAAGTAATTATCATAATTAATATGTTGCTCCACTCTTTTATTTTCATAATCCTCATAATATTTATCTCTTTTCATATTATTAACATTTTCTTTATCTGCTATTTTTTCAAAATACGATTTAATATTTTTTTTTAACATATCAGCATTTATATCATTATTTGCATTAGTTATATCAATTATATTTTTTTCAATACTTCTTAATATTTCCATTTAATAATATTGAGGATAAAAATAAATATTTTATCGTGGCAACATAATATCATCAAACATCCCTTTATAAAATGTCTGTAAACTTTCAGCCGGTTTCATTTGATCTTCATAGATAGTTCTAGGAACATATTTTACAATTACCTTATCTTTTTTACATATTTTTTTGTTATTGTAATAACCTTGTACAATTAGTAAGCAACCTATAAATAATATAAATATAGCAATTGCTTTCATTATTTAATAATAAACTCTAAATAAAAGAATTATTTATTTTTGTTCTTGTTTACGCTCACTCCATACATCAACATTTTCAATGCTTTCTTTGATGCTTGACAATTCAACATTTGTATTTGTATCATCAGTAATTTCATCATTTAGTGCATCACTAGGTGTTTGTGATAAAGATGTCTCGGCACCTACTGGTTCGCCTACCATTTCACCCGCTGTTTCACTTACTTTTTGTTGTGATGCTGCAACAATACTATTTTTGCGACTTTCAAATACAGCATCTTTATCTTCCATGTTTTGTTTATATTCCTTCATTAAAGTATTTAATTGAGTATTTGAATATTCTACATCCTTGATAAATTCAGGATCAGGTGCCCATGCACACCAACAGCCTACTTCTCCTACATAAATGTGAAATTTATCACCTAATTTTTTTAAGAATTCGCTACGCGTTTTAGCTTCTTCAATAGTTTCGAAGCAACCACGTACTTTTACACCACGAATTGTTGTGATACCTTTATTATCTGCATGATATTTGGCTTCAAGTTCTTGCCCATTTACAGATTTAAAAAACTTATATTGTTCATCCATTTCTTTTGCGTCAAATATATATTTATGATTATCACAAACACTATCAATTACATCTTTTGTCTCTGGATATTTTTCTTTGATGGAACCAAAGATTTCTTTAACATTTGTGGAAAAGCTTTCAATGAATTTACTAAAAAAAAGTGCTTCTTTATTGATAATAACATCTTCGGGGCTTACAAATGATAAAAGAACATATTTTTGACCTCTAATTGGCTTGTCTTCGTCTAGATGATCCTCAACTCTTGGGTCAACTAATTCAATTTTTTTATCTGTTATTGTTGTCATAATTCCTATAATATTTTATATAAATATAATCTTATATATTTTTAAAAAAATATAAAATAATATTAAATAATATTAAACAATGGACTATAAATTTGATTATTCGGAGGCTGGATCCCGACTAATGAAATATTTATTTGAAGGTTTAGTTGTTGCATTTATCGCAACAATATTACCAAAAAACAAATTAGAATGGAATGAAATATGGCTATTGGCCTTAACCGCAGCATGCACATTTTCAATATTAGATTTGCTATCACCAGTAATATCACAGAGTGCAAGACAAGGTGTTGGATTAGGAGCTGGTTTTAGTTTGGTAGGATTTCCAATGGGTTTTTAATAAAGTATTATAATGAAGGTATAATTTCATAATTTAAATCTATACATATTTTTTTCCATATTTGGTCTTGAACGTAAAGCTTTTCCCTACTTTTCAATAATGGAAAGTATTTAAGATATTCGTCTAGACCCAATATTTGAAAAAACTTATAAAGAACATAGCTATATGATAAAAAGTTTTTTCTATCTTTTGGACAATGTTTCAAGAAAGGTGCTTGAATACTTCTAAACATATTGCAAAGCTTTTCTTCTAATTCGGGGCTAAATTGCGGTGTAGGTATACCATTAATTCTGTTTATAATATAATTAATATGTTCGTAATATTTATTTATACGTAATCTTTTAAGAATATCCCTCATTTTAGTATAAGTAATCGTTTTGAGGTCAACTA